CCTTCAAAAGTATATACCTTTAAACCAGTACCAAATTCTTCAGTAGTTTTAGAGCCTACTCTTTTTTTGGAACCTTCACCATCTATTATTTTAGTTTCTAGTCCCATTTAATTAAAGTTCTTCGAGAACACTTACTGATACTACACAAGTAATTAAAGCAGTACCTGTAACAGCTTGTAATCCAATAGCTGCTCCTTTAGGTATATGAATATTAGAAGATGTTCTTAGATGTTCCATTTCGTTCGCAGTATCGCATCTTATAAAAAAGATTGTACCATCATTGGTTAGTCCCGTAGTATCTGTATCTTTTTTAGCAGTAGCTGAAGGTAAAATAGAAGTTAATCCTCTATTTCTATTTACAGCATCTACATCTGCACTAGCTGTATAGGAAGGTGTTCCACTAACCCCATTCACATTAATGGTATCAGCAGAAGCAGACATAATTCTAATGTCTGTGATAGTATATATTTCTTCACCAGTATTTTCAAAATAGAAAAAATAATCATTGGCTCCTGCTGGAGTGGTAGTAAAGTAATAACTCCACGTTTTACCATCTCTAGCAATATGTTTATCTTCTGGTTCTGTTACTGAAAAAACATGTAATCTACCAAAGCCATCAACATGTGCTTCTTGTTGAGAACCTGTACCATCTTTTATTGTAGTTTCCATAATTTTTTATAATTTTTTATTATTCAAGTATTTCTTGGTGACAAATAAGAGCCACGTAAACATCTTGAGACGTATTACTTGGTTGTGGGTCAATTTTAACTCCAATACTACTACCTTTAGGTAAAATCTCATCAATAGCAGCAAATAATCTACCACTAGATGTTTGAAAGAAAATTAGATGATCTTCTCCTCCCGTTAGGGTAGCCCCTGTTGCTCCTTTGTAAGCAGTAACATCTGTTAAAGCATTTTGAGAGCCGTAATTTCTATTACTTTTAATATCAACATCTGTACTAAAACTAGCACTAGCTGGATTTCTAACTACAGTAATTTTAGGTATACCTCCAGTACCACCTGTTGAGGGACCTAGTCCTATGGCAATAGCTGTAATATGAAGAGTCTTTTCTTCATCATTTTTTAGATACATTACTGCAGTATCTGCTGAATCCGTAAGAGTAATAACTCCGGTATTTATATTATATGCTGCACCTTTTTTATTAGCATCATCATTTTCGGTAGTAGTAACTGCTTGGGTATATAATCTATTATCACCATTTACTTTGGCCATTTCCCCGGTACCAGTACCGTCTTTTATTTTATATTCTGCCATTATCTTAGAATTTCTTTAATTAATTTATTATTTAATTTTAATTCTTCTAATATGTTTTGTAGACAACTTAATGTCTCAGACTGTACCTCTAGTTCTTTTAACATATTAGAGCTATTTTCAGTACTCTCTACATATAATACTACTTGCAAATCATCAGTGTCTGCCATACTAGTAGTATCGTAATCTAAAGTTAAAGTTAGACCAGACATTGACCCGCCGTACCCAGTACATCCAAAGTTATATATAATTACGTTATCTGTAACATTAGTAATTAATAATACATGATTTAATTCTACAGTCCCATAACTTTGAGTAAAAGTTATAGTTTTAGCTGAAGCATCAAAATTATAATTAACACTATCTAATATAACTTTTTCCATTTAAAATATAATTGACCAAGCTAATGCCTGACATTTATCAGCTTTATTGCTCTCTAAATTAGTTATTCTAATACTATTATCTTCAATATCACCTTCTATAATAACTAAAGAATTATTGGTTTCTTCAGTAGAAAGCTTTATATCAGTAACATCTTCTAAATAACCTTTATCAGTACCTTTAAAAACTTTTTCATCAGTGTAATATAATACACCATTTTCAGCTTTTTTATTTCTATGTAACTCTTTAAGATATGTCAGACTGTATATTCTCGCCATCTTTTTTAGTTTTATCTCTACGATAGTTATTATAGTCTTGATAACCTTTACCAAATATACCAATCATTACAAGTTCTAAACCATAATGAGCATATTCAGATTCTGCAATAGCACAATACCAAATAACTCCTAAACCATTAACTACAGCTAAAAAGTTAAGTAATCTCATCATTGATGCTACTGTTTTACCATCAAAGAATGATTTAAACCATTCCCAAGTATTTGTAAACCAATTATTCATGTTTTAAATTTCCTTCAATATAAGATATTCTTTTATCTAAGTCAAGTAGCCAGTCATTTTGTTTAGCGTTTTGCTTTAGAAGAATATCGCCTGTTTTCATAGCTCTGTCGTATCGTTTATTACTACGTTCTTCGTTTATTTCAAATTCTCTTTCGTTGGCTTTATTATTATCATCTATCTTTAACTCTAAATTTTGTATACTAGTAGAATTATTTTGTATTTGATAATATAATAAAAACCCACTACCAATTGCTGACCCTATTATAAATAGAATTTTCCCCCAACCAGTAATTAGAGAACTTATTTCATTAGCCTTTTTTATTTTCTCTGTCGGCATTTTCTAGTTTACGTTTAAGTTCTTTATTTTTTAAACGTTCATTTTTAATTTTATACCACAAATACACTATACCACCAACGGTAGTAAAGAAAGTTAAATAAGGGTTAATATTTGCTAAATCCAACATACTTGCGGCTTGAAAGCCGACTGAAGCTAATAGGGTTGTAATTCCTCCAGCTTCACCCATTGGAGTATTTAGTACTGATTCCATTGTATTACTTTTTTCTTTTAAATTTATATTTGGCACCAAAAACAATTTGATTATTAAAAATATCATAACCACCTTCTAAGACAGTTTGATCTTTTAGTTCTAGTGCAAGTTTTGGTATTATTGTTCCATTGTTTTGAGAATTACCAAATACAATGTCAGCTCCTAGTAATAATCTAGGCTTTGTATTATATTTTGTAACTACTGTAGAATCGTGAATAATGATACTATCTGTCTGGTAAATATATTTAGGAAAAAGTGGTTGATAAGCAATACTTTGGTTAATTAAAGTAGCTACACTGTCTTTCACCTTCACTTTAGTAGTAATATCACCTGAAATAAGACTATCTGATACATGAGTTTTAAAAGTATACGCTTTACTAGTATCTTTTGCAACACGTTCTACATATGTATACGAGAGTACCGTCTTTGTAACAGTAGTATCTTTTATAAAAGTTACTGTATCAATATGAGTTATAAATGTGGTATCAGTATAAGTTACTACTTCTACGTCATTGGGTTCTTCACCTCTGCCACCACATTTAAATACTACTAATAACAATAGTAATACTATGATTAAATTTTTAATTGTATGTGACCAATCGTATTGCATTATTTAGGTATTCCATTTAATTCTATAAAGGTAATAGATTCTATAATAGCATCAACAATTTTATTTTGTCCTTCATCTGTCATTAAGATATTTTTACACTCGTATTCGTTGGTATGAAAGAAGTTCTCTAACAAAATTGCGGGACATACGGTTTTTTTAATTATGTAAAAATTAGCCTCTTTGTCTGGATCACCATCTCTTGTATCTTTTCTAAATTTTCTATCTAAGAATTTATCTTGAAATCTATTATAGAAAACAGTAGCTATTCTATCAGACGTAGTTTCTCCAGGTGATGTATATATTTCCCAACCTTGAGCAGCTTCAGCACTAGCTCCATTGGAGTGTAGTGATATTAATATAACGTTTTTATATGGTAATTCGTTTACCCATTTAACTCTTTCTTTTAGAGATACATCTGTAGCATCAGTTGGTTCTACTGTATAAGCAAAATCAATCTTTAAATCTTTTAGTTTATCTCCTACTTTTTTAGCAACCTCCCTATTACCAACACCTTCAAAATATTGAGTACCATCATCCCATATAGGAGATCTTTTACCTGATGTTTGATATACACCATTTTTCATACCACCGTGTCCTGGATCTAAAATATATAAGTATTTAGATTCAGCTTGTATGTTATTTAATTTTTCAATCGCCATTTTTCTTTGTTCTTCTGCTTCTTGTGTTATATTCATATATTATATCATGGAGTAACAGGTGGTGTTACCGGGGGTTTTAAAATACTTAATCCTATACCTATCATTATAATTTAAATAATTTAATTATTAATCTTTGTAACCAATTATATTTAACTACTTTACCTTTTTTACCTGGCTCAATAATTACTTTTGATTTAGTTACATTAAATCTATCTAATGGATTATCTATATTTCTTTGTTTCATAATCTAAACCTTAAAATTTTCTAATTTAGATAATACTCTAGTTTGTAAAGTACCAACATCATAGTTTAAATTCTCCACTGGAATATCAAATAATCTAACTCCAAAAGAAGTTCCATTTGGAGTAGTTAATAGAATATCTACATCTATCGTCATATTAGATGGAAATATACTAATATTATCAGGGTTGATAGTTATTGTAGGGTTTATTATTTCTGCCCCACCATTTAACCATTCAAATTTATAATTTGCCATAATCTATAATTAAAGTCCTAAGTCTGTTACAGTGTCTAAATAATTAACTAGAAAAGTCGTGTAACTTTGAGTATGCGAAATCGAAACCGCTAAATTTGTCGTTCCAGCCATACAATAAGTTTGAGATGTTCCAAAATAAGTAGAACTTGCAACTCTAAAAGTCGTACTAGGTGAGCCAATATTAAAAGATAGTGGCGGCCAATTATAATAAGCAGGCGTACCCCAACCATAAGATTTTCCACTATAGAAAAAGAAATTATGTAATTCTTGAATATTAGCTACATAAAATCCAGCTATACTGCCTCTAGTATAGGGAGCACCACTCATCATTGATGTATTGGTACCAGTTTGTAAATAATTATAGTCTAAACACAATACTTTATTATTTACTTGATCCCAAGCTGACCAATCAATTATTAAACCATTTGGAAATGCACCAGCTCTTGTAGTAGAAACATCATCTACATCATAATAAACGTTGTTCACTTCATCAAAATAACCTCCAGTTGTTCCAGTAAATCTTTTAGTATTATTATCAAAACCATTATTAATATCTAGGTTATAGAAATCTGTACCTCTGTCTCTTTCTCTATCACCATCATCTCCTGATGTGTAAGAAGTAGTTTGTCCAGTTACAAACAACGAACTAGTATTACTACCTCCGCCCCCAGAACTAGAACCTCTCGTACCTAATGCTATACCTAACATGGTTGGTTGATTTTATCGTCTATGAATAAATACTGCCCCTGATGTTAAAGTTATAGAGTAAACATCCATATACCAAACATGTCCAGCTAGAATAGTCTCGCTTGCTAAAGCATTACCTTGTACATTTGAGCTAATGGCAGAAATAACTGTATCTTCAATTGCTTGAATTGCATAACCATTTAAATCTGAATGTGCATTAGTATCAGAAATAAAATAAGGTTTAGTGTTAAGTAATGATTTTGAAACTAAAACTTCTGCCGCAGCACTATCGTAATTTTTTTTAGTTGCCATAATAGTAATTATAAAAAAGTCTACCCCAATATACGAAAAATGAGGTAGACTTGAAAGTTAAAATTAATTATGCTGTTACACCATTAACAAGCGCAAAGTTAATAACTAGCGTATTGTCTAGGGCATTTGAAGCATGTAAGTTAGCGATAGTGATGTCAAAAGATCCATCAGCTACTGCTGTAACAAATACAACTGGTGTACCTGCTGAAGATGTAGATTGTAGATTAGCGATTACTGTATCAGTAGAGCCTACAACAGTATTAGTTACTGTAAATGTAGCTTCTGCTCCAGCAGCTAATGTACTAGATACTGTAGTAATAGCACCACAAGCTTTACTAAGAGTTACTCCTGTAGCAATAGATGTAAGCTGAGTTACAGTTCCACCTGCACCAGTACCATATCCACTAATAGATGTGAAGGTAGCTCCACCATCTTTAAGTAATACTGAATCAACAGTTACTCCAGACCCTGAAGTAGACTCATTAATTGTGTCAATTGTAAAAGTACCATCTGTACCTTCAATCTCTAAAAACGCATCAACAAGTTCGTTGAATTGTTTTGAATAAACTACAAATCTACCATCACCTTCTCCAGGTAAATGATTATTCGCAGTTACTTTTGTTGCTATAGCCATTTTATTATAGTTTTATTTATGTTAAAATTATTATGCTAAAACTGGTGCTGTAGCCCCGTCTGTTACATTATAAAGAGCAAGGACTCTCCAACCAGAATTTGTCCACATAAGTTCTGCAGTATCACCAGCGTCAGCAAAGGTAATTGTAGTACCTCCTACTAAAGTTGTTGGTGTTAGAGTACCATCACCTCCGTCAACAATCATTTGAATTTTTTTATGTTGTCCAACAACGTCAGCGTCAGCTAAAGTACCAGCATCAGTACTAGTAGTTGTCCAAGCTGTGTAATATTGAGTATTACCAATAGCACCTGCCCCCGATAAAGACTGCATAGCTGCATTTGGTGTAGACAAGTGAAAACATTGTGCAATAGCACTTTCTGATGTAATATATGAAGCTGTTTGTACTTGTAAATTATTTGATTTAAAAACAAAGTCTTTTGAACCTGCTATATATAAATCAATAGTATCATCAGTACTAGCTTCAAAATATGAATCATTATCATTATCTAAGTATAGTTTACCAGAACCTTTTAATTTGATATCTCCATCATCTAAAAGTACACCTGAAAATGTCATTCCGTTACCATCATCAGTAAAAACTGTAACTCCCATTTTATTTTAAATTTTTAGTTTATGTTTATTTTAATTATTCGCAATCACAATACTTATCTAAAGTGCAATATAAAGCATTTAACATTTGACATAATTCTGTCTTAGTTAAACAGTTAACTAACGCATTACCTGCGTCTGTACCTGCACTTGTATCATAAGCAGTAATTCGCCAAAGTAATGCTCTAGCGAATTTGAGATCTCTAATCTCATCTTTAAAATCACACATTTTATGTTTAGATAATTTAGTAGCAACACTATTACCTAAACAAGCCAATTTACATTGGTATTTTGTAACTATCTTTTGTTTGTCTAAATCTGTAGTCATTAGTTAGTTACTGATATAGGAGGAATAGATCCAAAGTCAATAAAATCAGAGTAATCTCCATCTACCTCTAAAGTATAAACCCCTCCAGTATAAGACACTTTTATATATTTAGTAGAAAACACAGAGCCTGAAGTAAATCCTACCGCTTGTGTATACACTATAAGATTTGGAGGTATTCCATCTACTCCACTTATTGAAGGTGTTATAGCACATGATCCAGATGTTGCATTAGTAGCATCACCCTCTCCTCTAAAATATATAAATCCATTATGTACTGAGTATTGGGGTGTAACAGTAATTTTACCTCCTAATCCAGAATTAGCTACCCAACCATTCATAAGGATTAAATCTTTCCAAACTGGAGCTGAAGTACCAGCACCGTCTTGACCATCTAAACCATCTTCACCATGAAATTTAGTCCATGTAGTAAATTCAGGTTGAGTTACTGTATCACCTACTTTAGATACAAAAGAGATGTACTCTGTTAAATCTGTAGGTGTATATGTAAATCCAGTACCGTTTTCATCTGTAGCAAAAGCTACATAAATACTGTTACCGTCATCACCATTTGTACCGTCAGCACCAGTAGCTAACGATAATGGAATTTTATTATCATCACAATCTGTACAACTCATAATTAACAATCATCACATTGGTAATCGCAAAACCTTTGTAGTCTTGCTTTAATATTATCTTTAATAGTGTCTTTCTCACACATTTCTGCAGACTTATAAGCATGCAGTAAACCTTCAATTAAAAGGTAATCATCTATTGTTGAAGTATCACATTGATCTTCACAATAAGCTTTAGCAATCTTTGCTAACTGTTTACTTATACAACATTCAAAATTACAAGTAATTAAAACTGTTTGATTATGAGTATAAGTATCTTCTGCTTCTCCTACTGTAATTGAATAAGTAACAGTATATCTACCATCACTTAAGGAATATGAATAATCAGTAAATGTTATGTCACCAGTTACAGGATCTGGTATTTGAGATAAAACATCATAAGTAAACACTGTATCGCCATCTGAATCTTTAACTGTAATTGTAGCTGCAGTTACTGTTGCTCCAGTAACACTATTAGCAGCACCCCACCCATCATCATTAGTAGTTGCATTATAAACATTAGTAATGTCTATAAAAGTGATTGTTTTACAGTTTGGTTGACAGAGTTTTAAGGTCGGAGAAAAAGCCATAATTTCTGATTATAAACAAAAATAAACAAAAGTATAGTGGTATACAATTAAGCACACCACCATACTAAATGTTATATAGCTATTACAGTGCTAAGTTACCGTTAGCTGAACCGAAAGCTAAAACTTCCAATACATCTGTAATGTCATCTGAAGTACCAGTAATTGCATAGTTAGGTGCAGTTGCTGGAGTCGCAAGAGTTAATACTCTTGGAGAGATTACATTTTGAAATGCATTTGTGTGAGCAGAATCAAAAGTAATAGTAGTCATATCGTATCCACCACCAGTTACTGATGAGTCAACTAATGATCTCGGAGTGTGGACTGTAGAGAATCCTTCTCTGTAGTATTCACCTTCGTTACCTTGTAAGAACCATTCTAACTCAGCAACTTCGTTAATCGTACCGTTACCTCTAGAAGCAGCAGTTGATTTAAAGTTTTGAGTTGTAGTTCCGAAATCAACAACTTGAGTTTCCCATCTAACAACTTCATAGTTTTCTTTACCAGCTACGAAGTCAAGAGCAGCACCTGTCATTGAGATACCCCAATCAGCAGCAGCTCCATCAGCAGCAGTAATTGCTTGTGTAGAGTTATTACCGTGAGTTCTTGTTCCAGAAGTACCTTGATAAGGTCTATCCAATCTGATATCTGAAGTAGAGTTGATAGTCTCAATTCTATAAACATCATCAGTAAGAGCTACAGTAGTATCTGTATCTGCAATTCTAATAAAATCACCTACAGCTAAATCTGTACCTGTATTATAATCGTAGTCAGTTGCAATTGAAATTGCTTTTGAACCATTAGTTACAGTTACAGTTTCATCCATTGTGTAGTTAGTATCAAGAGCATCACTACAAATAGCATTGAAAGTGATAAACTTTTCAGCCTCTCTATCAAAGTTATTAACTAATGAACCAGCTAGACCGATAGCAATCTCAGCTTGAGTAGCAGATGAATCTGACTTATAAACTCCGAATTTAGTTTTTCTACCGTCAGTATTAGCTCTCAATAATTCTTGAACTTGGATATTGATTTTGTACAAGTTGTTATTGATAGCGTCAATTGAACCAGTAGTTCCATTGTACCCTAAATAATCAAGTTGTGCAGTAGCAGCAGCGTAAACAGTTCTCTTTGCAGATTTAATGTCGTTTTTGTTGTATACAGGTGATACATACTCAACCCCATTAGCATCTTCAAGAGCAACTACAAACTCATCAATAGTAGCAGCTGTTGCTTCAGTAACTCTAATTCCCTCTGGAGTAAAGATACCAATCTCACCTGCGTTCATTGAATTTGGATAATTCGCTGTTGTTTTTGTTGCAGTTCCACCAATAAAAAGGTGTTCTACGTTTCTTTGCGTTCGCATGTTGTTTTAAAATTTAATTAAACAATATATTTATTTATAATTTACTCGTTTGTTTGATTAAGTATCAAGTTGGTTTGTAACCTTCCATCTACTGTAATCTCTAGTAATATTTCTACTGCAGTATCAATGATACGTCTATGAGTGGTTTCATTAAGTATACAGTTTACCTGGTTTGTTGTAGTAGTTCTATCTACTACTATATTTGGTAATTGTCTTAAGTATCTAAGATGATAACTAGTAATAGTATAATTACCATCTGTAATTAGTTCATGTCTTTTTGGATCTGTTCCAGAAGTTGATCTACTGAAATCTAATCTCCAAGCTAAACTAGTGTCAGGCTTTTTAAAAGGATTACTAACATTCTCAGCATATAAGTCGTGAGTAATTGGTTTAACCTTTATTCTATTGCCGTCATGACAAGTGTCTGTAGAACTAATAGTTACTTGTTCTGATATAGCATACATAAAGTCAGTTGGCAAATCATAAAAGACACCATTAGGTAATGCTCCTGTTTGAGTTGAAGAAGAAGTTGAGATAGTAGAGTTACTAACTAACTCATTTAAATCTTTTCTTCTTTTTTCAGTCTCTTCAAAAGCCTCTTTTAATTTGTTAGTTCCTGCATAATTTTGGAATACAAATCTTTCTTGTGCTTTTGTTAAAACAGTTGAAAGTTCTGCGTCTTCATATCCAGGAGAATCATTGTTTGTAATTTTATCAAACAATACTTCTAACTCATCTGCCATTTCGTTTGCAGTCATCTATATCTATTGTTCTGCGTTTTGTATTCTTAGTTTAATCTGCAAATACTCTTCGCTATTATTACCATCTTTTAACCAAGCTACTAGATCAGATTGTGAAGAAGCAATTAATGCACCTTCTGGTAGGTAATATTTACCTTCTTCTACTAGAATCGCTTTATATCTAAGTGCTTTAGTAATAAATACTTTATTGTCATATTCAGCATCAGCAGCTACTTGTAAGAAACCATCAACATCATTATCAATGATACCATCAATAGTTGATACTAGTTTCTCAAGACTCATTGAGCTATCAGCTCTCTTACCTGGTTTATGTTTATAATAAACTGTAAGAAAGTCAACAAGAGCTGTCTTGCCTTTTTCCTCTAATTTACCAAAGAACTTGTAAGCTTCCTTTTTAGCTGTAGCAGCTTTGAACTTAGTTCTATCTTCATATTCTAAATCATCAATGAAGAACTTGTAAGTTCCTTTAGCGAATTTCTTTTCACCTGAAGGAGCTATAAAATCTTTTTGCATTAGTAAAATTTTATAATCTATATAATCCAATGGATTAGTTAAATCTAAAACTCTAATACCTCTGTCTAGAACTGCAAATCTTTTTGTCCAAAAGTTATTATCTTTCTTCAATGGATTTAGATCTTCATCTAGCTCTTTTTCTAAATAAGCTCTCTCTTCTGGAGTAAGTGGGTTTGCAACCCTACCTCTACCAATTGTCGGAGCAGCATATTTAATTTTTGCATTTGCTACCAAAAAGTTAGCTTCGTGATCTGGATGTAGATCATTTAACCAACCACCTTTTCTTCTTACTGGAACAACCTTTACTTTTTTATTAGGTAGCGTAAAAGGTGTCTTAGCTTCTTTTTTTACTTCTTCTGTCATTTTTATTTATTTAATAAACTGGCGGGATATTTCTACCCCACCAGCTTTATTTATGTGTGATAGTATATTACACTAAAGTATTAGGTAACAACGTTGCAGTTCTAGATGGATCTTTCACCATTACACCACAAATTGAACCTCTATGAATAGTATAACCGTCAGTTGGATCAGCCATGATTCTAGCTCTTGAACCAGTTGGTGAGAATGGATCTCTAAATCCTGGTACATATCCCATGATATCATCTTGACCTTTAACGTATACTTTTCTGATGTTAGGCTCACCGTCAGAAGTACCAACATCCATGATGTCATATCTGTACGATTCAGCTACACCACCATCAGGGTGATAAATCTTGTTTCTCTCTCTATCATCATATAATGAATGAACTTTAAGAGTAACTTTGATTCCCTGTGGTCCCATGTACTCAACGAATTGACCTCCGTAACCTAAAGGCATTTTAGCTCCATTATCTGAAGATGCACCATAGATTCTTGAACCGTCATTCATTTTAGTAAACAATTGAGAATAGTTCTCAATAGCTTCATGAAATTGAACAGCTCCTCTTTCACCAGTCATCATTACGAACTCTCTCTTATCAGTTGGAAGTTTTCCTTCTGAAAGCTCTAACAATGTGTCTAGTAAGAAGTCAATATCAAATGTTGAATAAACTACTGTATTAGCAGCTTCCATTTGTTGACGAAGACCAGCTCCTTGTTTCTTAACGTGACCTGATTTACCAGTGTTTTGATAAGAACCATCATCTTTCTTGTTAGCTCTTGAGAACATAACAAGTTTGTTTTTCTCTTCTCTAAATTGTCTTTCAAACTCGTAATCTTCATATTGAGTCCAAGTAGCATATTTTTTACCTTGATCTCCAACCCAACCTGTCATAAGTGGTCTGTTAATCATGTTACCTGGAGTCGTATGTTGCATACGAATCATTGAGAAAGCGTTTCTCATTTTGAAAGGAGAAGTGAAGTTAATTCCACCACCTTTTTTAGATAGAGTTTGCTCAACTAAAGAGAAGTCTTTTGAGAATCTAGTCCCGGCAGTTAACTCTTCATATGGCATAAACAAATCTGGATCACCAGTTAAAAGTTTAACTGTATATACCCAATATGATCCATCTGGAACTGGATCTGATTGAATTTGAAGTTGGTACTTCTCATTCTTGTGACCAACGATTACATGCTCGTCAGTAAACCATTGCTCTGCGAAAACAAGTTCAAAAGCAGTAAAGTTTAAACCAGCTGTATCTGTAGCAGCTAAAGCAGTATCATTAATACGAGCTTCAACTAGAGGTACATTCTTTTTACCAGAACCTACCAAGTCCCAAGTAAAGTCATCATCAGTATCTAAGTACAATGGTGAGAACTGATCTAAATAAGTATCTAGGTCTAGCCCAAAGTTAGTTTGTGCAATTCTAGTAAGTAGTTTACTAGCTTTTTGCGGCTCGCTTTGAAAAATAGAACCCAAGTGATTTTTAGTTGTCAATCCAGCCCAAGACTTAGCTTCGGTCATTTGAAACGGACTAATTTTTGGCATTTTATTTTATTTTTATATAGTTTACTAATTAAATAAAGTCTAATCCGAAATCATCTTCTGATCTTAGATTAGCATCTTTTGTTCCTCCACTTTGAGTCATGAAACTAGTACCTTCCTGTAAAAGGTTATCTAACCCTTTTGATACTTTTGTTTCAGCAACTTTTTCAAGTTTACTCAAGTTAGGCTTCTCATCAAACAGACCTAAATGATAATAATATGTCATTAACATATTAAATCTATTTGGATCTTTATCTCTAACTGCTCCTATAGCGTTAACGGGGTTACCGTTTTTATCTTGACCAGTTGGAGTAGTCATTATCTTATAAATATCATCCTTAGTTGAATCTGTTAATTCTAAACCAGGAATAATTTCTTTTTGTTTTGTAACAAAATCTTTAATGTTATTAAGCTCATCTTTTCTTTGTTCTTCTTGAGCTTTTTTAGCAGCTTCCGCTTGCTCTAACATTTTCTCTCTGTTATCTTGTTCAATACTTATCAAGTGTTTTTGAGCAGCAAGAGCTTTTTCTTTCATCTTATCCCCACCTACATCTTGGTAAGTTTTAAGATTATCTAGAATTTCTTCTTCAGAGTAGCCTCTAGCTTGTTGAGATCTTGCAATTAGTTGTTGTTGCAGTTGAACATTTTCATCAATTTGTTCGGCAGAAATACTAGCATATTGTGTTTCTCTAGCATTACTATTAACATAGTCTTCCATTGGAACACCTTTTTCAAAAGCCTCTAAAGCTTTAAGTTTCCTTTCACTTAAACCAGACTTAACTTTTTTATCAATAGCTTCGTTTAGTTTATTTCTTAAAAACTCTGCATGGTCTTCAACTCCATCTAACTCATCATCACTAACTTCGATAAAGCCTTCAGCACCGAGAGCGTTAGTGATAAAAGAAAAAGGAGACGAAGAAGAAGCACTAGTTTCACTATCACTAGATTCACTAGCAGAAGCATCACTACTCGACTCTGCGGTGGTAGAAGGTTCATCAAATTCAATTAACCCATCCTCGTTTGGTTGGGCTGCGGTAGCACTAGTTTCGTTACTATTCACACTAGTATCAGTATTACCGTCTTTTGCTTCTTCTATCGTTTGTTCGTTTGAAGTGTTTGAAGATGTCTCAGCTCCTTCTATAATTAAATCGTCTTCAAAGCTGATATCTTTAAACAAATCGTTGTCTCCGTCTTTATTCATTACGTTTGTTTTAAATAATTGATGTCAAATTAACAAAATAATTTAGACATTATAATAAAAAAAATTATATTTGAAACTAAATGTATAGCTATTACTTTTTACCTGTATTAGCTGTAGGTTTAGGTTTCATTCTCTCTATCTTTTCTTTATGTGATCTATCTTTAGCATTTTCTACACGTTCATGTTGTAGTTGTTTATCTAATTTTAGCTTATCACTTTCTGCCTTTAACTTAGCTATATTGATTTTAGTATTCTCTCTAGCATATTCAATTTCATCAATAATACCATCATCATCTTGATCTCTATCTAAATCTGAATTGGCTGCTTGTTTCATAGCTTCAATTTGCATCTTGTAGCCATACTCTTTATCAATCTTATTCATATCATGCTGTTTATCTAAAGCATCTTTCTCTTTAGCAGCTTGTATGTTAGCTTCATTAATTTTAGCTTGTTGTTCTTGTTGCTCTTGTAATTGTTGTTCTCTTTTAGCTTCAGCGCCTTCAAGTCGTCTTCTAGTAGCATTAATAGATGGATTCATATAAATATCAATTAATTCTTTAAATGATATTTTATCGTTTTGTAATCCTGCATGTGCAAACTCTTTAAGAGACTGCATAAGTTCTACATCATTTTGACCTGATGTTAGTACTACACCAGCATCACAATCCATAACTGGATCATCTGCTTCAATAGTAAAAGTTTGTTCTGTAAACTCGTCTGTTACATAAGACAATATTTTCTTTTTACCTTTCCAGGCAACTTTAGCTGTTTCTAATAATGCAGTTAAAGCTTTAACTTTAACCATATCATGTAAACCGAAATACTTCTCTGTAATAATATTAGACTGAGAAACAGATCTTTCTACTCCTCTAACAGTTTCTCTAGACTCAATTTGCCCTTCACGTTGTTTAGTAATACCAGCAATTTGACCTAGTTGTTGTTCAATAAACTGTAACATTAATACATGTTGTTGTATATAGTTACCCATTTCTAAATCAATAGCTGTTGCAGAACCAGACATTTGTCCAGCCAACTTACCTTGAGCAGCCCCTTTCTTGGCCTCATTAAAAGAGTCAACAACTAACCAACCGTTTAACTCAGCGTAATGCATCCAGATTTCAGGTGTCCAACCATCAGGCATTTCTGCTTTATCTAGTCTACCAATCTTACCTTTACTCTTAGCGAAAGCAAGCTCTGTTCTATACATGAAAACATTATATAGATATTGGTAAGGTTTCATTCGGTCCATTAAAGATTTAGCTTTTGATACGTTTGTATTATAAGCTAATCCTACATAACCAGAATGACATCTAGATAAATTATGAATACTTCTAAATTGGATAGGTCTTTTTTTCATCTTAACATAGATGGCTTTTTTATCTACACCACCTAGTCCACCACCACCAATACGAGTACCTTCCCACCACTCGTTAATCCAAACCCATTTAATATTTTCTCCAGGTTTCTTTTTATATCTTTCGTCTACAATCTTTTCAAACTTGTTACCATCTTCATCAAAGTATTCAAGTTTACCAACTTTACGTTTAGATTTCCAAACAACACGCATAACTCTGATATTACCTTCAGAATCATATGTATGTCCAAATTGATTTCTAATATCACCTTCAATATCAATAAGATCTGTATCTCTCAACATTAATGAAGCTTCAGTTTCACCAATACTGATAAAACCTTCACTACCCTCAGTAGCAAAATTATTTTCAATTAATTTAACTTGACTATCAGTAAGTTCTTCATGAAAATCATCTAGAATTTGACCATGAGAGTAATAACCATCTTCAATAATAATATCAGCATCATTGATCCACGGAGATTCTCCAGATCTTAATGTATGTAGATTAAGTGGATTTACTTTTCTAAGAACAGGTTCACCAGATACAATATCAACGCAATAAATTTCTTCACCAGCTAATAATACATCTTCAAATCCTCTAGAGAAAACTTCCTTTAGATTGTTCTTTTTGTATAAGTAATTAACAATATGTCTAGCTCTACGAGAAAGTTGATCTTGCCATTCATAACTCATGTAGCTTTGATATTGCTCAATCTCTCTTTTTAATTCATTTTTATTAGGTTCTTCATCTTTAGAGATCTTAGCTAGAATAAACTTTTTATGTTCTTGTTTTCTTTCTCTTTCAGCAGTTGAAATTGCTTCATCATTAATAGTTCTAACTTGATAGTCAAAACGTCTTTTTCTTTCTTCGCCAATTAGTACATCTATCTTAGGTAACACTAATGGATAGTTTTGCATAGTAGCTGGAAAAGCACCTAACTCTAGTCCCATTGGATTACATACCCTTTCAATATCTTTAGTATCTAATATATCGTTATACAAGTCATAATTAACTTGTTTATTTCTATATGATTGTCTGATAAGGGGATCTCTAAATAGAGCTAAGTCTTCTGCAGCATTAATAGTTCGCTTTACCCACTCTTTAGTCTTTTTCTTTTCCGATAACTTTTGGCTAGGAAAAGTAGCAAAACCATTTGCTGAAGTATTACTTAAATATGACATATTGTTTGTTTAATCTAGATAATTTGTAAAAATAATATAATTTATCAAGTTTTTAATTAGGAAACTTGTATCTATTATAGCTCATATTATTTTTCATGTTGGGAAACTGTCTAAACCAAAAGTCAGCATTTTCTACAGTTCCTACAGTGTTGTTTTTATTTTGTGTTATTAGTTTATAAATATCTTCTCTATAAATCATTAACATACCTAAAGCTGATACACGGTCAAAGTTACCATCACTATGCCAACCAATTAATTCTTCTAATAAAGGTTTAGATCTAATTCTATGTAAATTAAGAACTGTTTCAACTACTTCATCATCTTTAGTCTCAGGTTGATGTAAAGATTCGCTTAACAGCCATTTCTTAATAAGATCTAAGCCGTATACGTTAACTGACTTACTAGCAGGTGTACCAAAACGTTTGTTACCTACTTTACTAATAGTAATATTCATTTGGTCACGGAGGATCTCCGGGGTTTCACATAGAAGGTGGAGGCTGTTTTTATGTTTGTAGTAAACGTAAAGTCCCTTTTTATTATTCTCATAATTCATTGTAGCATTATAATATAATAAAAGTTGTCTTTGTTGTTCAAAATAATCATCTGTTATTTGAGGTCTACCTGTATATTCAGCTACAATATCTCCGGTAAGAGTATTCATTATAAAAGTAGATAATAATGAGTTTGTTCCAGAACCATCATCATCAACGGGGTCACATCCAGCTATATATCTCCATCTAGGTATTTCTCCATTAGCATCTGTAACAGGATGGTCAAATATTTCAATACCACCCGGTCTTTGTTCTGTGTGTGGAAACTTATTTATTACTTTAACTGTAGTAGTAACTTTATGAGCAAATCCATTACTATTAGATATCATTTTACCTTTCCAAGAAGAATCTAATAATTTATTATCAACTACAATTTCACCTAATCTTTGTTTTAATTCATAAACAGGAAATAAACTACCTTCTCTACGCATTACTGCTTCTTGTGGAGTAATAGGTCTATCGGCCATCTCCTGTATAATAGTGTTAGGATCAGATGCACCTTTCTTTACTTTTTGTCTATCCTCTAATATCTCAACTAAAGCCTTTATTACATCACTATTACCATTTTCATCATAACAGTTGGACTTATTCATATACTCAGCAATGAAATAACCACATGTTCCAGATGGATTCATATCGTATACATTTTCAATACCTAATATATTATAACCATCCGGATGATAAAAGAACTCTTCAGACGCTTCAAAGTCTGCGCCTTCTGTACCACCAGTACCAAATGAACACATATAACCAAAGACATTACGACCATCTTCAAGTGACATTCGGGCTACACCCCAAGCTTTTTTAAGACCAGGAAAGACACCATCTTCCTCCCATAATATAATCTTACCCCTCTTACCACGTGCTTTATCTGGATTATCTTTTAATGTTACCCCTATAAGCTCAGATAGCTGTCCTGCATCAATACCTAACTCACTATCTTTATAACCTAAAATCAGATGCATCTTTTCACCTGAATCTTTAAGTCTTAATCTAGGGAATGGTGTATGTCTAGCGTTCCAATCTAAAGAATCAATTGCTTTATTAAATAGACCATCTTTATTAAGATACTCTTTTTCAAAGGCCATTGCATAAGATTTACTTCTTTTGATATGGACAGCATTTCTACCCATAATACCACCGGCTTTAAAAGAATATCCTCTACCCCTTGTTTTTAATACTTTACCATATTGACCAGATTGTTCACCTTGTTCAATATAATGAAAGTACCAATAATCACTATCCCAAGGATTAGCAAAATCATGTATACGTTCTGATCTAACTTTACCATCAGCTGACTCTTCACCAACTTGAATAACTTTCATAATAGGTGCGTAATTCCAATAGAAATAATTATAACCAGATATCCACTCACCATCAGACTCTCTAACATAACCCTCTAAACAACGTCTTCTCTCCTCTTTCCAGAACTTAGCATATTCAGATTGTGGGTTTCTATTAGGATATAGATTAGTATATTTACCAGTTTCTTGAAATGTTAAAGCTGCTTCTCTAAAGTAATCCATATCTTCTAGTATGTGTGGATTAGCTAGATCAACTATAATTCTACCTTTATCATCTGTGTCTAGATCTTTAGCATATTTTCTATCCGGCTTAACCAAACGCTGAATCATAGGTATCTTTTCTAGATACTCATGGAACATCTCTTTATGTTCTGCATCTAGTCCAGATAATAACTCTTCTGATATATTTGTTTGGAATTTATTGGTTATCATTACTTCTAGTAGCTTTTCTTATAGATATACCAGAACTAAAAGGATTTGTAGTCCTAATTTTAGTTTTAAGTTTTGGAGTAAAGTTTTCAATTTTTTTAATAGTCCTCTTCATATACCATCTTCAAATGTACCTTTTTCTACAGAACCTCTAGCATTACCTTTTTCTTGTAACTCTTTTTGAACTTTCTTTCTAGTCTCTTGTAGTACATCTACTACTGTAGGTATACTCTTTAAAGCAGTTACAATTTCGTTAGGTTTGTATACAGGTCTGCCTGATTTTTCATCACGCTCATAAAGATTAACGTTTCTCAAAAATTGAGATATCTTTTTAGCAGCATGTTCTGCGTCTTCAAGAAGTCTACTACTAACTGTCTCACTACGTTCTCTATAAAAATCAATGGCAGCCATAACTTTAGCATCTGGTTTCCAATTTTCAGGTAACCCCCCTACTTGTTCAAGTATCTCTTTAGTACGTTCGTCTTCATCTAAGATATTGTGAAAATCACTTCTACCATCAGTAAAAAAGAAAATAAAAGAAAGCTCACCTGTAGCGGTAAGCTTATTCTTTGTTTTATCTCTTTTCCATAAAGCTTCAAATGGTTTCAGAGATAATGTCTCTGGTAACCAAGATAAAGTATGATCTTTTAGTTCAAATAAATTCATAATTAAAAATCACAAATTGCTGAGATATCAAACTCATAGATAATATGATACTTAGTATTAGGGATATCATCCATGTTCTCTGTATCAAACGACATAGGTTGTGCTTTCATAGTCAATATCACTTTATCACCAATATTAACTGTCGAAACTTTAGCACCAATACCTACTACTTCCCAATAGTTGTTAAGAGGTTTTCTAGCCTTATCATCTTGAACAATAATTTTAGAATCTTCTTTCAAATTCCACTTAAGGAAGATTTGACTACCTACTGGAATAAGAGGATAACCATCAGCTACCTGTCCTCTGCCGTTACCTACAAACTGAGTTGTTTGTTCGTTTTTTAAAATTGTAGCTGCTTCACTCTTCTCTGCAGCATCACTTACTACTTGTGGTTTTGTTGTCTCCATTATTCTGTTATTATTTTAATTTTAAATTCTAATCTACCTGTAAATACCCATTGTAAGTTACAGTTATCTGTTTGATCTGTAGTAGGTCTAAAATGTGACCCATAAAAACTTTCGTTACTATCATCAAAGTCTAGATCATCTGAAAAGCTATCATATTCAGCTTGAGTCATTTTTAAAGTTAATGTATCGTAACCAATACGTTGCATCATAAAATGATACATCTTTTCCAGATTACCATCATACTCATATCTAAGAGTAGCTTTTATTTTTCGTCTTCGTGTCATGACTTACCTTCGTAATAACGTTTAAACTTTCTTTGTTCAGGTCTGTGTATATTAGGGTGACCTGTTTCTCTATCTTTAACTCTAGATTCATGTGTAGATACAAGTTCCCAATAAAGAATATCACTATCTACTTTTCTTTCAAATCTAAGATCATCATTAAAGACGTAATAGTCAGCACCAAAAGTATACTTCTTATAGTCCTTCTTAAAATCGTTAAACTCTTCTTGAGTTAGTTTATTACCTATCTTCATCTACTCTTACTTTTACTTTTGTACCAGTAAAGTTAAACTCTCTTACTGCTGGAGGATTATCAATAACTTGTTCTGGTAATTTTTGAAATACATCAACAAAAGCAGCCAAGTCTTTACTGAATTTAGCGTACTCATCCTTAGACAACTCCACCTCAAGCTCTATATCTGTAACATCTCTATAATCTTCCGCCTGGAGCCTAAAGATTTCATCTTGTAAAGTTTCTAAATCTGTATAACCTCTATTTATCTTTGTTTTCTTTATCTTCATTTTGCTTCTTAACTATTTCTTCAACCTTCTTTTTATTATAAGTACCTAAATTAGTTTTAAGTGCTAACTCTTCAGCATTTCTAAGATTATATACAGCTTTCTTCAAACTATCCTCATTAGTATCTTCTGTTGTAGCAGTTAATCCTACAAGATAGTCAGCAATCTTATAATCTGTAATAGTTGCTGTATTCTTAGAATACCATATAGTCGTACCTTTTTTAGATTCTTTAAGGAATTTCTTAACATATTTTTGTCTTATCTTATATTCAGCAAATTCCTCACCCTCTAATCTAGCATTGTCTATAGAGTGAAATAATCTAAATTCTAAATCATCATGCTCAATAACATTATAATTAAAGCCATTAGCATGTGTATACACTTCTTCGTCTTTTTCTGCCATTACTGCTTCTTTAAATAATGTTTAAATTTTTCAGCTTCTTCATCTGTTAATATAAAAGTAAATCTATTATTAAATAAATTCAAAACATTAATAATATCATACTTAGTATTAACTTCCTCCATATTAATTTTATATACGGATTTACCTTGATGTTGTTCTTTAACCTTTTCTTTTTTTCTTCTAGTACTCTCTTGTAGTACATCATAAAGAACTTCTTCAATTTCTTTACGTCTTCTGTTTTTAAAAAATTTAATCATCTTTTTTCTTTTTTTGATTATCTCTCATATTCTCTACTATCTTAGTTTTACAGTAGATCTTACCTAAATTAATTATATTAATATTCTTGAAAGTTTCTGGTTTGTTATGTTCACCTTCTTTCATTATTTCTTTAGTACATAAAAACTCAGAATCAAATATCTGTTTAGCTTGTTCAAAACTAATATTGTTTTCTTTAGCTACTTCTAATATTATTTCCTTTAATTTAAAATGCATTATCTTTCTAAAACGTGACTAACAGTTAATGTAAATAAATCTCCATCAAAACTAATATCCCAAATTAACCAACCCTGGTCATTCTCTTTCATAGTATCAGAGACTTCTTCTAACCAGAAAAGCTTCTGTATTAATTCATCAATATCATAACTCTTCTCTATGGCCATTGCAGGCATATTACTTAGATTTAATTAATCCTAATACTTCTTGAACTTCTTCTATTGATAATACTACTGGTAAGTCAGATTCAAACATAGTACTTAATAAAAATACATTATCATTCTCTAATGTTTCCTTACTAGTATCCGTTGAATCTTCTAATGAAACGATATCTGATCTTCTAACCCACTTTCTAGTAAGTACTATAGGTGATTCATCCATAGCCTTATTCATAGCATATGTTTCAGAGAAATCTACATCACTATCTAGTAGTTTAAAGATTCTTTCAAACATTATCCAATCTTCATTTACAACTTTATACATCTTTTAATTCTAATTTTAAAACAACTAATAATTCATTCTCTATAAACACCTGTCTATTTTTAGGTATACTATTATTCACAATTAGTTTCTTCTTTCTAAGTTTAGTAAAACAATTTTGTAATACCTGATCCGACATACCTAACTCTTTAGATATATCTTTCCTAGAAGAAGTACTAAATATAATATTAAATCTATCTGTTTCTGGAATATCTTTCTTCTCATTATTTAAAAAAAGAAGTTGAGCAAATACAGATGCCTCACTTTTAGTAAGCTTAAGCAATTTCTGCATTAACTCAACATACCCTTTAAACAGTGCCTGTTTAGAATTGAATCCTAATCTAGCTCCTTTTTGCATCTTCTACTTATTTAGACGCAAATATAATAAAAATAATTATAACTACAAATAAATTTTATTATAAAGAAGTAGCCTCATCAAGAGCTACAATAGTAATAAGTGTATTATATAAATACCCATTAGTTAAAGTAATCACCCCTGTAGCTGGAGCAATTCTTCCGGAGTTAATATAAAATGAATCAGCATCATTAAATCCAGAAGCCAATAATGTAGAACTACCAGTAAAGTTACCATCATCACCTGTTCTAGATACAGATAATGCAGTAGTACCTACTGGAAATGCACCTGTTAATGTACCAGTGTATCTACCTACAGCATCATATGTCCACACTATATCTCCACCTAACTCATTTTTATAAACAGTAGCTGTAGGGGGGTTGGTACTAGATTGAGTAACTATACCTATCCAATATTTAGCACCCGGTATATTAGCACTAACATTAGCAACAATATCTGCCTTATTAATCCTCTTTAACTCATCAGTACCTCTTTCGGTAACAATAATCTGCTCTACTTGAGCTGGTGTAGTAGTTTCTTTAACTACCTTTTTTGTAAAACTCATAACGTTATTTGTTTTATTTAATTAATATTAGTTTAAACTGCTACAAAAGTACAGATAAAAATTTATTTAACAAAATGCTTGCATATCTCGTAATAAACCACTAGCTTTGTGCCAAAGACTAGTCTCTTACAGACAGACACTGGTCAACACATTTTTCTTTTTGGATTATTTATAAAAAAACTTTTTCTGTTTATCAAGTTTAACCTAAAGAAAAACCCTTACGGAGATTCATAGACTAGTTCTTAGTCAAAACTCCCCCCACTGTTTCCACTTGTTACACTCTTTTCTCATATCAGTAGGGGGGAGTGTTTTTTATTTAATATCGTGTATCGCGATACGCAATAATCTAAAAGCTCCTACAGTAGCTAGTACATTAACTCATACAGTAAAGAAAATTAAAAAAAAATTATTATAAAAAAAATTTTGGGTAGTCGAAAGTGAGTATCACCTAACTAACAACCCCCTCTAAGTTTTGGCATGGGGAAGTACCCCAGTGCTTTTATTTACTAATCTGTTAAATCAATCATTATGTCAGACAGAAAAGCTCAAATCGTTGCCGATCATGGTAGCGTAATCGATTACGCGAAAGCGCAAGGTAAACCAGTATTAACTCCAGTTCGTGAGACTGAAAACGGTGTGCTATTTGTACACTTGTTCACTCCAGGTAAGAAAGACGCAGAGATGTTGTGTTTCTCACAAAATGCGAGTGAAGGGTTTGAGGTTGGTGATGCCATCACAGCTGAACAAGCTGCAGAGCTTAAGATCATTGATCTTGAGTACGAAGACGGTGAAAAGAGAACTAAGATCTCACTTCAGGGTGAAGACAACGGTTATACTTCATTGTTCTAAGACAGAACACACAAGAGTGGTAGCTACGGCTACTGCTCTTTTTTTTTACCTAATCATTTAATATTAATCTAACATATATCAATCATGAAGAAAAGAGTTTTATACGTAGATCCTAGAACTGGATTGGTTACACCTTTTAACCCAAGAGTTAAAGAGTGTGATAAATAAACTTGAATGGTTCATTTATTTGAACATTGGCAAGAGATGACTAACTATCCCAAGGCGGTTGTCTCTTGTTTTTTATCTCTGAAACCCTTATGAGTAGTGAGTTGTGGGGTTATGAGAGTATGACGAATTATCTCTCTCCATCAATATCTCACCCAATCAACCAATCACTAAAAAACTACAGCTACTAATATTAATAGCTAAAACATTTATAAGTTACAAGACCAAGTAGGTAAGGGTAATTAGAGTAATCCTCAGTTAATTCCTATCTTGTGAGTAACTTATTTAACTATAAACTTATCAATTATGAAAACAATATCATCTGACATATTAAAAACAACTATTTTATGGGAACATTATTGTGTAATTAGATATGGTATTAATAAACCATTCACAAAGGATGTATCTTATGTATTAAATTAAACTTATCAATTATGAAAAAAGACTATAAAACAAGAGCATATATCATAGGATATGGTATAGCTCTGTTCATTGCAATTATAACAAGCATCTAAATTTATTATCAACAGTCCGTAGGATAACAACTACAGTACGGTGAGAAATGCATGCAGTTGTAGAGGGATGAAATTTCCCTTTTTAACAACCGAATAAAATACTAATCCTATAACACATCATATCTTAGGCTCGACCAACGATAGGTAGATGTAACACGTTGAAGAGTAGTTGTAGGTATAAAAGCTCTGGCGGACTGTTGGAGCTTTTATTTTTATGTAACTTAAGTAATTACCTATATAAAAGATATAAGAAATAAACAACATCTCCAGGTCTAAAAAGACAATGTAATACTGGAAGATTCAAAAACCATCTGTAGTTTAAATGTTAAAACATGTTGCTTGAAAGTCGCCTACTGATGTACACAGTCGAACTGATAGAGATTTTAAGTTAGTGAATTAGATTGCTTTTGTAAGAATTACCTGTACAGTAAGTCGATAAGATTGTCAAATGTAATTTAAACCCTTAATACAGATGCTAGTTCAAATCTAGCT